TTGAGCGCAACTGCTTTAGCGATGACGGCTGCTTTAGCGGCAACCAAAGCCCCGACGAGAGTAGTTTTGAGCGCAACCGCTTTAGCGATGATGGCTGCTTTAGCGGCAACCAAAGCCCCGACGAGAGTAGTTTTGAGCGCAACCGCTTTAGCGATGATGGCTCCTTTGGCAGTAGTCAAAGCTCCGACGAGAGTAGTTTTGAGTGCGGTTGCTTTTGCAATAATGGCAGTTTTAGCTGCTGTCAGTGCCCCCATAAGACTTGTCTTGATTGAACCCCCAAAAGCAATGAGCTTACTTTTAGCTGCTATAAAAGATGGTGTAAGAGAAGTCTTAAGTGCCATCGCCTTGCCAATGATTGCATTTTTTGCATCGACAAGCACTGTTTTTAGCATAGATGGTATAGATGTGGCAAAGTCTATCAACCCCCTTTTTGTAAGGAAGGTAGCTTTTAGCATTTTCAACATTTCAATATGTGTTCCCTTCAATAAGAACTTCAAGTAGAAAAAGCCGCCGGCTACAGCCCCTGCTGTTAGTAGAATTCCCATTTCTTTTCCGACTCCAATAAATTCTCCAAATGCTTCGGACATTCCAATAACACCATTTAGAATTGCAAAAATTGGCGTTAGAAGGAACAGGAGTGCGGAGAGCAGCGAAGTCACTAATTTGATTAGTGGCATAATTGCAACTGCTGTGGTTTCCATCATGAGCCTAAATTTTTCTGTAATTGATGTTGCTGCGCCTGTGGCGTCCTCCAAGTTTCCAGCCTCTCCTGTTAGTTTAGCCATTTGAGCTTCAAACTCAGCCCCACTGGTGTTGAAAAACTTTTGTGCGTCAGACATGCTAGAAATGCCTGCTGCTGCTGCAATTGCTTGCTTTTCATGTCGATCCATTGAATCGAAAGACCGACCAGTGGCTTCTACAGAGCGCTTTATCATCATAAGTCTTTCTGACTCTGTAGCATTCAGCATTTCCATTGTATTCATTGTTGAGCCTAAAATGGCATTGAGTTTTGATGTTTTTTCGGCTGCGCCTTCAATTGTGTCAAAACCTTTTGCAACACCAAGAAGAGTTTCCATCTCAACACCAGCAGCTTGTGCCATTGCTGCCAACTCTTTGAACACTTCAATTCCGGCTGGTCCGTATTTGGCTAGCTCATTCATAGATGAATTGAAATTAGCACCAATTTGGCTCAATGGTACGTTCAAGTCTTTGGCGACCCCTAAAAGCTCCATCTGAAGGTTGTTCGCTTCCGTCAGATTCATGCTAAAGCCTTTCATTGCTAAATCAGATATTTCACCAAAGTCTTTTGTTGACAATCCAACTTTATTCAAAGCTGCGGCGAGCGTTGTTACTTCTGTTACGGTCTCTTCGGTCATATCCCTGAAGGATGTCATTGAAGTGAACAATTCTCCAGCAACTTGAACAGTCTGCTCCATGTTTACACCGAATTGCTTTGTTTGAACAGAGGCTTCAAATATAGCTCGATTTAGTTTACCACTAGCAGTTGTTAGTTTGTTGAAGTTTGCCAATGCTTGGTCTGTTGACATCACCATAGCAACTGTGCTTTCGACAACTTTTGCAGCAATAGAGGCAACAACATTTATTGGTGTAACTATGGCTTTAAAGCTAGTCGTCATGCTGCCCATGAGGGCGTTCATCGCTCCACCAAAGCCCATTCCTTGGTTCATGCTTTTTTGAATGGCACCAATCACACCAGTTTGTTCGGCTTGGACACCTGTAAGGGTTGATATAAGGTTTCCTGTAGTTGAGTTGAGGTCTTCTTGTTCTTTCTTTTGCTCTTTGACTAGTTCAATTATTTCTTCTTGTTTCTCTATCTCGTCGTCCAGCAAATCAATTTTGACTTGGGCGGCAGCGATGGCTGCCTGATCGCCTGTTTTTTTGGCTTCTCGATATTCTTTTTCAGCATCGGTTAATTCTCTATTTAGACTGGCTATCTCTTTTTGAGAATCCTTGACCATCTCGTCAAATTCTGCCATTTGTAGTTGAAAATCAGATAATCGCTTGGCTTGAACATCATTTAGCTGATTTTCCAGCTTCATAACTGCTTTCAAACGTTCCTGATCGACTTCAGAAACGCTTTCCAAATCCCTCTTGTATTCAGCTAGGCGGTCTTTCGCTTGTTGTAATTCTTCTGGTGTCAATTCTCAGCCCTCAACGAGATTACTTGAAGGGCCACTTTATGCCGGTGGCTCTCTCAAATTTAGAGACGGCATTCTTTAGGTTAGATTTTGATCGATAGGTCCTTGGATCATTCAAGCCATGCTTGTTATAAGCCTCGATGTATTTCTTTTCTTTCTGCAAGGCATTAGCAAATGACCTCACCTCGCTTGGAGTGCCTTTGACGCTAACGTTGGGAGGTAAAACGCTCCCCCCGAACATGCTGCCAAGAATCATTTTGATTGCCCCGCCAAACATGGCAAGCCAGCTTTCATTTACCTCTTTGCGTCGATTGACGCCTAGATCTATATCAATGGCAACGATGTCTTGCTCGTCATTCATCCACTTATCCTCCAAAGAATGCACAAACTCTATATAAATAGTAATTTTCAAAAAATGTTTGTGTCATCATCGACGCTTGGCACTGCTTTGTGCTCTATCCATGGCTTCTTTTTCTTTTTCTAGTTGTTCGTTTAGCTTGAAAATAAACCAATTGCGTATTTTTACCGGCAGATTATAAGCCTCGATGAAGCTCCATCCACCATAATACTTTAAATAGAAGAAATGTTCGTAAACCTTCTCAATATAATTATCGTTGAGGCCAAAAAAAGTCAGTGGTAAACGGTACCTCCATTTCTTGCTCGTAGCCGCAAGCTTGGCACTCGTAATCGTGCTTTAGGTCAACATTTGGCATCTTTCTTGCATATACATCGCGCAAATAGCGAGCATCAGATGCTGGAACTGACTTAATGAACATATTGATAAGTTCTTGGTCTGATTGCCCTTCAACCGCAACAACAGCCATTCGGAGTTGGTCTGAGAGGGTTGATTCTGGTTGTTTGTTTTTCTTTTTTCTAGCAGTGAGCAGCGTTAGGGCTTTTTCTGCGGTGCCATCCAACAACTTCATCTTGACAGCGATGTTGCCTCTGGGGGTTGTAGCAATAAATGTGCCGTCGCTCTGGTCTTCTACGCTTTCAATCTCTTCACTTTCTCTTATATTTCCTGCTTCTAAGTCAAATTCAACAGTAGAGGGTGTTTCACATTGTGGGCAAGTTATTTTTGTTTGATAAGAAGACCCATATCCGGTAACTCTTGCCGCCACAATAAGGGCGTTCTTGTCTCCGGTCAAAAGAGAGTTGACGTTGACAGATTTATCGACAATTATGTTTTGTAATAACCTATCAATTGCAATACCTTTTTTCAATAAAGACTTTGATGTTAAGATATCTTCATCCTTCGCAGTCATGAAGCGAATTTCAATAGAGTCCTTGCCATGAAGAGGGTGGTCCTCGCTATAGTATAGCCCCTTGGAGGGAAGATCAACAATTTCAGTTGGAGTTGTAAAGGATAAGGAGGGTTTTGGTTCCTCTTGTTCTTGCTGTAGGTCAGAAATGGGGGCATCTCCTTGGACCTTGGTAGCCCCCAATCTTTCTTCGTTGTTTCGTATTGACATTTTTACCTCTTAGTTAAGTTTCGTTTGTATTATACAATATTTTCTATATGGCATTAAATTATAAGTTTCTAAATTCAGCATAGTCGTATCTAAGCGTACAATTGCACTCAAGCATTTCTTCACCATTGTAGTCATATTCACCCCATGAAATGCTTGTAAAAAAGACATTGAAAAGTTCCCATTCTGCCTCTGCTACTAGTTCAGTGACTGTTGACTCTGATAGACCCAGTTGTTGAATTCTCACTTTTCCAACCCCAAATGCTGTGGCTGAGAATTTCGAGATGCCTTCCAATGCTAACTGATCGGTGGTAGGATTAGCATACCCTGAATCTTTCAAGGCGTCAAATAATCTCCCACTTTGATCGTCCGGACCCGATGGATCAACAAAAGAAATATCAATTGGCTCCCACTCCACTCTGCCGGGATAATAAAACGTGTGATTCAGAAATTTATGTGGTGTTTCTGAAATTTTTACCGCTGGATTTTTCACCTTAGTAACAACATATGGTTGCTGACCGTCCATCAGTAGTTTGAATCTATATTTTCTTTTAGGCTCTAAAAGTGTATCTGACCAAAAGCTTGACATTTGTTATGTCCTCCTATATTCCTTTTGTATTATAAATAGTGAGGGGAGGCAAAACCCCTCACTTCTTTTTTATTAATCCTCGAAAGAAGCTCCACTGTTTGTGATGTTGAAATCAATCGCAATGTATTCAATTGCTTTTGTTGGCTTCAAGAAGATTTTTGCGTATACGATATTTCTATCGATAAGCTCAGGTGTCGTTGTTGTCTTGTCAAGAACCACTTTGAAATCATCAAGTCCAAATCTGGCTCTAACCGAACTCAAAAATGGCTCTACTCTAGAAAGGAACTTGTTCCACGTTACATCAACGTTTGGATCGAAGAGAACTTGACCAGCCATTCTAGAGATCTCTTTCTTGACAAAGTTCATCAATCTTCTCACATTGATTCTATCCAGAGCAGAAGGTGTGACTTGAAGGGTCTTTTGACCGAAGATCACAATTCCTTCATTCGGGAAGTTGGCGATTGGGTTGATGTTTGCTTCGTAAAGATTGTCCCTTTCTTTAGAAGTCAATCTCTGACTTGTCCCAACAACTGGTACTCCTGCATCTCCGTTAGAAAGTCCACCTCTGTTGAACCCAGCAGGTGCGAACCAAAGTTCGTCTTTTCTTTCTGTAGTAGCGAAGACTCCAATAGCTGCCACTGAAGGTGGAACCCAAACAAGTGCGCCTTTCTCTGGGTCTCTAATCTGAACCCATGGATAGTAAGCGCATGCGTAACTAGTGTTCTCTTGAAGCTTTTGAAGCTCATTGATAACAGTATCTAAATCGCCTCTTCTAGCCCTTTCATCGCCAAGAGCTTCAGTATTTGGTTGGTAACCTCCCTTGAGGTCAACAACTGCCAATGCATCCGCTCTATCTTCACAAGTTCTTACAATTCTTGTAATTAGACCTTGGTTAGTAAGACCCGGCATTGAGATCATGTTTGTGTCCACAACTTCAGGATCGGCAACAGACTGAATTGCTTGCTCGATTGAGTTGACAATGTAATTAGTTCTTGCCGTATCAGTGTCAGTTATTGCAGTGTTTCTAAACGGCTCCATTTCTTTTACATCAACACCATCAGCGCCTCCGAAGAGTGGTAGTGTAAACTGGTCGAAGCCTCTTTTGAGCACATCTCCAAAGGAAGAAGTTCCTCTATAGGATGTTGCTCCCGCGCGGGAACCACTGACCCAATACATCACTCCCGGCGCAGCAGAAATAGAGCCTGATGTGGCAGATCCGCTAAGGTCATCAAGGGTAAAGATAAATGAGTCTTTCAGTGGTGTTGTTGCACCAGTGTCGTTGAACTGAGTGTCGAACAAGTTGGCACAAAGTGGTCTGGCGTAGTCAATATTAGGTTGCGCGTAATCGCTAGACCCAGAAGACTTAGTTGTGCTGTATCCAAAGTAAGCCCTCGTTGATGATGGAGCACCTGCTGAAGATGATCTCGGAAGGTGACCGGGGTGCACAATAGAAGCTGTGAAGTCCGCTGTGGCGGATGGGTGATTCCACCCAATTCTGCCGCCAGAGCCAATAGCTTTTACTGGAACGGTGGTTTTGGTGTTCCCTAAAATTTCGCTTCCAACGCCATCGGCTGCCCCTTCTGGTTCGCCGTTGGAGGGGTTGGCGAAGAGATATATATCTTCATACTTAGCTGGTCCTCTAAAACCGGCTGGGAGTAATCTTTCATCTGCGATGCCGATGTCAACGTTCTCATTTACAATCACGCGAATGTTAGAAGACTGGTTATTGAATCTTCCATATTCTCTATATCTCCCATCTGCGGCGTCCCATTCGACATACTTATCACCAATTTTTTTTCCAATGTAATTTTCCGATTGTGGGTTCAAATTACATTGGTTGTACTTTTCAATAAAACGGACTGCACTGTCGGAGTCCTTAGCGTCTCTAACCACGACTGAAAAAGAACCGTAGGGATCGTCGTCTGTAGTGGATACGCGGATATCTTCAATTGAAATTTTGAATCTTCTTCCTTCATCAAATCCAGCATTGATAGTTTCAAAGTAGAACAAGTTTGGTGTTCTAGATGTTGACACCACAAACGATCCAGTATCATTGCTTAGATCTTGCGAAAATACATATGGCGTTCTTGCAGATCGTGCAGGTTTTTGGTGGTCAGATCTCTTGCTATTGCCGGTAGCGTCTTCAAGTGGAAGGATAATTCCAAGCAATTCTCCAGCAGGGTCAGTAGATTTATCAGAAAGGTCATGACCGGCTCTGGCGTCTGTGAGCCAGTTTTCAAAAGTTTGTCCAAGCCAATATCTTTCAGTGATACCAGAAGCACCCACAGAAGAGTTTGTCAAAGTTGGGTTTGTGTTGAAAACTTTTCTAACGAACTTGTCACTTGCTTCATTGAAATTAAATTCAGTTGTGTATTGAACCACACCGGAACTGTTCTTTACATCAGCTTTGAAGCCAAAATCAGTGCCGACGTTGTTTACAAGCGCACCAAAAGAGGAAGTTGTGGTACTACCATTAGGTTGCTCACCAGAGAGGGCGATATGCCCATTTTCAAAATACCACACAGCAGCTAAAGTTCCTGTTCCGTGGAGAGCTACAGAAGATGATGGAATGATGTATAGACCATATGCTCCACCATTCGAGGTATTGTTATCAGCATACGTGGCGTTGGCTGTTTTCCATCCAGCCTTACCTGCGGTTTCCGCATCCGGAGCTTCGGTTCCAAGGAGACGAACAACATTTATTGGTGTGCTATTTCTCAAATAAGCTTGAGCGGCATATGCTGCATATGTTGGGGCGGTATAGTTTCCGTTTCTCCAAACATCCTTTCCGACGCCTCCGGGCATTGCCTCACCAAAAATATTGATAAACTCTGAGTATGACTCGACTTTCACGGGGCGTAGCGCAGGTCCTCTCTCTAATCTACCGATAATGGTTGGTCCGATTTGGTCGGAAGTTTTATTACGTGCAGAGTTATCAATCTCGTTGATAAAAACTCCGGGGGATACAAACTTGAATTGCTTAACTGACATGTTGTTGTTCTCCTTATTATGATAAGTGTATTAGTTTACAATAATTTCTCTTATAATTAGTGTGCTAAAGTGCGAAAACTCCAGTATCGTTTATTTTTATTTTTCTAACTGTATGGATCTTCTTCTGGCAGGTTAGGATTCCATCCATCCGGGTACTTTCCGACGCCGGGATTGGTAGTCTTGTCTGTCTTATGACCCTCTGCGGCAAGAAGGTCGGCAGCAGATATATTTTGAGGAATATCACCAAATATTGACTCTTCTTTAGTAAAAGCGATGTCAACAATACTCTCCCTGAAAGAGACCTTGGGTCCTTCTTGGTTTTCTTCTGATCCCAAAATATACCCTAGTACATTGATATTGAATTGTGTTTCAATCGTTCTCTCATCGGTCCCCATTGAGGATAGGTTATTTTGTGGAGCAAAGTCTTCTTGTAAAAAAGCCTCATATCTGTGACCATCTTTTGAAATGCTGAAATAGTTTATTCCACCTCCCTTATTTAAGAAAGGCAATAATGCTTGATTCATTTGTTGGATATACTGGGTTCTTATTGTTACTTGATACGTTATGTACAAGTACACCGGCATGGGAGCATATGCAAATTGATACACTGTTTTTTCAGGAGGCGATGGGAAGTTTATTTGCCCTTTACTTCTTTTTATTCTTGCTCCTTCAAAATTTGAAGTTTTGTCTTGCTTTATTCGCTTTTGAAATACGATTGAATTGCCTTGTACTTCGGGAGGAACGTTTCCATAGACACTTCCTTTTTTTGTTAGGCTTTTTTGCATCGCTGTTCTTTCTAAAGTCAAGACAGGGAGAACAATTGTGCCATCCGAATCTCTATATTCTTTACTTTTCTTAGCTTGAAAAGCTCGTTCTGCTGACACCCATATAACTGGTAGTGCTTCAAACCCTTTGTTCCCGATCACATGCGTGTTCATATCACGTATGTGATCCAACATGGCTCCATCAATAGTCTCAATTGATGACATTTTTATTGGGATATCTTCATTAAATTCACTCATATCTTATTATGGGTATGAATTAGGGTTACCCACTATACCTCCTGCGTCAAAAATACTCCTTCTTGCCTTTATACACTCAGCAGAAATTTCTACTCTATGATCATTTTGCCCAAAAAGCTCTCTTGGCTCGTTTAAGACGGTAATTTCATAATAACTTTGACCATATAAAATAAAATCTCCTTCTCTAACAAACAAGTCTTGATCTTCAGTCAATCTTCTTTTGTGAAAATGTATATTTATACGTGGTCTCCGGTTTATTCCGAGATGTGTATTTTCAGTCTCGTAGCCTTGCCACTCTACAAGGGCGTAAACTCTGACCGGGGGTAAAAATGTCTTATTAATAGCCTCACCATATATCTCATGATAATTTGTGTGATCTAAACTTATCGGATAATACAGTATCTGCTGTCCAATAACTCTCTCAATGAGTTCATCATTGACTTGCTTAACAAGATCGCGCTCTTTTTTCCCCGTAAACAAAGGAGGAGGAGGTTGACTTGGTTGTGACCATTTGTTACTTGACATTTATTTACCCCACAAATACAGCAGCAGGTATCTGCTGCATAATTTTGTTTGAATTTTCTACCACCCCTGCGCTATCTTCAGAGAGTTGTTGGTATGTAAGTTGATTTAGAACTTCTTTTAGTTCCTCTCTTAGCTTTTCCTGTTCCTCCTTACCTTGACTGATCAAGTCAGTTCCATTTAGTTGTATATCATTACCCGGAATTGGAATTGATGCAAATTTTGATCTGATCAAACCTAACATTTCTTTAGCTAAAGCGAGTGCAAACCTTCTTATCCACTGCTTACCAATGCTGTTGATTTTTGCATATGGTATATTTTGAAACGGGAGTGTGTTCATATTGTTTACCCCATCTATTCCAGTTTTTATACTAGAATCTGCTTCAGTGTATGGGTCTGAATCCACTGTAAATTCCACCCAATATGTTTTTGGTGAAAAGTTCTCTCTAGGAATTGGAAATATTCTTAGTTTATTATTTTTCAGTTCATATGACCAGTGAGAAACTCTAGTATATAAGGCATCTTCATACGCCATAGCCTGTGATTTGTTTTGCCAAGTTGGTACGATTTGGAAAGTCGAATCATCTGCATATTGCCCATATGTTGATAAATTACCAACAACATTTAGACCTCCATAGTACCCATAAAATCTCCACATAGCAGCAGGTGTTTTATAATACACTTTTCTAATTGTTACTTTTTTATCAGTTACTTTACCATAATAGGGGTAGCTAGAAGATAACGCTGACGATCCGGATATAATTTGTTGTAAATCATAATCCTGCATTCCTCCTGTCATATTGAAAGATGCAGAATAAATTGGCACCGTTCCACCAATGCCAGTCTCTGTTGAGATACCGTCAGCTACTGTTTTAGCGTATGAAAAGTTGAATTTTGGATATTTCAATGCGATGTCCGATCCAGATAAGCTGCTGCCACTTGCAATTTGACCATCCTGATCAAAAGAGGCTGTGGTTGCTCCTAGAAGGTCTGACAATACATTTTTTGCTTGATGAGAGTTTACAATATATGAATACTCTAAGACTGCCTCTTCATACGCCGAGTACACTTGATGTTCAGTGATTTCTAAATCTAATACGTCTCCCCCCAATTTCTTAAAGGTATATGCAACTTGATCCACTGCTCCAGAAACAAAGGCAACAGAAGTGTAGATGCCAAATGGTAATGGGTTTGCTTCCGAATTTACATTCGAGTGAGTGCCAGTTATTGGTAAAGCAATGGCGCTTGTTGTGCTAGTGGGTGTTAATGTTGGGACAGACATGCATAGATTCCTCCATCTATAAATAGCTTGACGTTACAGTAATAGAAATAAAAAAACCCCGCCTCCGACCGAAATCAGAAGCAGGGTCTCGTTTTTGTTACAGTTTAGTTAGCTATCTTAGTTAATAAGATTGTGACAAACAACTAATCCGTACATATCAGGACGTACCATCTTCTTAGCATAGCGTGTCATGACACCCTTACGCGGCACGAAGTCTTCCGTACCAAAGATGGTAGGAGTGACTTGGAGCGGCACGTATGGGGCGTACACATATCCACTTTCTAAGAAGCTTCCACCCTTGCGTCCAACAAGGATAACGTTTCTGATAAAGTAAGGATCAACGTAAATGTCAAACTTCTTACTAATCTGACCAACTTTTACAGCACCTGCGGAACCTCTTGGAGTGTCAGCAGTAACGCTTGCGCGGAATCCGCTTGTGAACTCAAGAATGTTCGCGACTTCTGGTGAACAAACTAAGAAGTTTGCGCCACCACGGAGTGTCTTTCTGTGGATTTGAGCAGAAACATCATTGATGGTTTCAATCAAAGTCTCATACCATTCAGAAACAGTACCAGTGAAGTCTGGTGGAGTAGTAGTGTTGTCGATCTTGACACCACTTTCTCTGTTCAAGAATTGACCCGGACGACGTGACCAGTGAAGAGTTGCAGCAGATGCACCCTTTACAAGATCATTGAGCAACTCGCGGTCAATTTCAAGAGCAATTTGCTCAGAAAGGATGCTTGTAAGCTCAACTTCTGCGTCAAGGTTGTGGTAAGCTTGGAGGTCTTGTCCAAGTTCTGGGGTCCACTTCGCCTTGAGCTTCTTGGTCACAGCAGTTACGCTGACAGAATCAACTTTGATGTCGATCTCTGGAATAAGGTCAACTTGGTTTCCGTTGAACTCACCAGCGGCAGCAGCAGCACCTTCAAGTCCCCATGGGGAAGTACCAGCAAGTGCTCCAAGTGCGTCAGTACCAACATTCTGGAACGCATCTGCACGAGCAAAGTCAACAGTTGGAGTAGTTCCAATCAAGTTGATTGCAGCAGACAAGTTAGTTGTTATTGCAGCAGAACCTGCGGAAGCTGTTGATTCAAAAACAAGAACAATCGAAGTGTCCGATGTATTTGCAAGATCAAGAGCATTTACAGATTTACCAGCGTTTGCAGCATTACGTCCCTTGAGGTCTGTCAAGCGGCGAACTTGGCGTCCCTGCTCCATATCCGCACTAGCAGTGTAAACAACGGTGATAAGATCATTGCGATTAAGTGCGCCGGCAAGATTTGCAGCGGTTGCACTAACAACAACAACAGATTTACCTTCGAGATCTGGGTCGTAGCGTACAAGATCGCTCAAGTAAGTAGTCGCACCACCAAGTGTTGCAGGCGTCAAAGAGTTTTCAACGTCATCACCAACTCCAGATCCAACAACACCAGATGCAATAGCAATCACGGAAGCTAATGCAGCAGATCCAGTTGGGGAGGAGTATCCATTGTTAAGTGCATAGAAGCTGCGCTCTGCTTGAGCAGCATTTGCATTTCCAGCACCACCAAGGTTAACACCACCTGTAAGTTGTGAACCGACAACGCCTCCTCCGTAGAGGGATGCGTTTTGTCCTTGATCCAAACGAGCGTTGCTCAAAGTGAAATCAAGGAAGAAAATGAGACCTGATGGGAGGCTCATTGGTTGAACCGAAATCAAGTCATTAGCAACCAAACTGCCGAATACACGGCGAACGATTGGGAATGCTACAGCAGCGAAACCTTGAACATCTCCTGCTGCCATGGAGCTTGCCTCACGAAGAAGTTCCTTCGCTTGGTTCTCCAAAAGGCGTGACATAGACGCCTTATTGCTATCGTTATCTAAACCTTCAAGAAGCCCGGTCTTTTCCCACTTGTCAAGCAGGGCAGCACCTTCCTTCTGGAGATTGCGATTAACGATGCCTTCTGTTAATTTATCTAAAACTGACATGTTTATTTTCTCCTATATTAGTTAATACCAGCTAAAATTTTCATCCTATCCGAATACGAATGGGATTCCTTTTCTACCCTTCTAGGTAATGTTGTAGACCTTCTCTCAACTGCCTCGCTAAGTGATTTTGGCGCAACCTTTTTATTTGGTTGCGCTCCCACCGTGCTTTGAAGTGCCTCGAAAATTGTCTTTGTCTCTTCCACAGAACCAGACTTCATGATTGCCTCGACAATTTTATTCTTTTGTCGCTCATTTAGGGAGTCGTCAACCAAAACCTGATTTGTATAGAGTAGTTTTGCGTTCTGAAGATTTACCTCCGTCAAGGTGCTCTTCATTTGCAAAAGCATTTCTTTGTATTTATCGGCTTTTTCTTCAAGCCGATAAATTTCATTCTCAGCGTTCTCTAAAGCATTTAGAGCTTCACTAAGATCTTCGTCTTCTTTTTCTTCTTCCTCTAGTTCCTTAACATCAAGAGGTTCTTCAACTTTAGTTTGAAGAATATCAATCTCGTGCTCAACACTTGAATCTGGTCTTTGTAGCCAGCCAGCCTTTGTAGGCTCCATGTCAAGTGTGAGTTCTTCTAAAATATCTACAAGTTCTTCTTCGGTAATTTGAATTTCTTCTTCCACCTCTTCTTCGTCTGCCTCTTCATTAAGGTTCTCTGCTAAAGGAGAGTCTAATGCGGGAATACCCCCCCCCGCCTCTGCATCTGATGCTTGCATTTGCTGTGCCAATTGATCAAAATCAATTTCAACTTCTTCTTCATCGTCTGGACATGGGCAAAGCTTGTCACCCCCCGTGGAAGCGAGCGGCATTTGTTGCGCTAGATCTTCATCTGATTCTAAACCGTCTTCGTCATCAAGCGGCTCCTCAAAAGGATCATCCTCATCCTGTTCCAAAAGTGCTTCAACGGCATTTTTAATTTCTGATTGGTATTTTTCAATCACGGCTTGTTCCGCGTTTTGTAGCGCAGCTTCTTTGAGTGCTTCCGCATCAACAATTGCTTGTTCTAACATATTAGACATTTTTTTGCTCCTGTATTTAAGTGCTTATAGATATAGTACATCGTTTATAATTAGTGAATAAAAAGCGTAAAAGCCTTTTTGTATTTTTAGCTTTAGCCCACTCCAGCAGAACCACTCCAGTTCGTTGGTAATTCTGTTTCACTAATGCCAGTAAGCCCAGCAGAAACGCTAACATTGTCACAAGTTCCGGCTGTATTGCCAAGCAAATATAGTTCCGCAACTCTAACATCAAGAGTAAGGCTGCCTGAAGGGCTGACTAGATGATAGTAGTTGTTTACGTCTCCCTTTACACCATGTACGCTAAAACCGACGCGAAGGTCGGCGGTGGCATCTCCATTTCTAATTGTCACAAATCTTGTAACATTTGGAAAGTCAATCACATACGGGTCACCATTATTAGCATCGACAGTGATAGCTCCTGTAGCATAGGGGATTCCTGATACTAGATACGAACCGACGTTGCCCATCCCTTTTGTATAATTGTAATAATTTGCCATTTATCTTCCCCTCTCTAATTGTAATTCTTTTGCCTTTTTATTGGCTACTTCTCTTTCGTGCGCTCTTTTTCGAGCTTGCTTTATTCTTCTGTTTTTATCAGATTTTTTTTCATGAAATCTACGTGCTTTGTAGTCTTCCATGATTCCAGATTTTTTTACTTTTCTAATGAATCGTCTGATCATTCTTTCCGGGTGTTCTCCCGGTCTTAAGGTAACTTCTATATTAACTGCTTTAGCCATCTTTTATCACTCTCCAAGTATCACCAAAAACTCCCGCTAAGTCGGATATGTCAACGCCCGGATCGCGGGGATCCACTCCGTCAAGAGCACCCGTTGGGCTACCATCGGATGAGCCAGCGGATAGAAGGGGGTCAGTTCCTTCAAAAATATTTACCCCATTCATAGAATCTTTGCCAATAGCATCTAGCATTTTTTGTCTGTGTTCTTTCAGATTAGCCAATGCTTCAGATTCTCTATTGCTAGAGAGTGGCTGTTTTTGCACCTCTTTTTTTTGCGGCTGTGCAGCACTATTTGATGATGACAAACCCACTGCAACCTCTGAAATAACCTTTGATAAAACGCCTTCTTCTAGGAGGGATTCTTGAATACACTCCTTTACAATTGGCTTTATCAATTTTTTGAGATCTGACTTTTTCATCTAATCCTCCAGAACATAATTCAAAGCGCGGTTGATTCTATCTGCTTTGCTAAAAATTTGTTTTTCGACACCCTCTTGTAATGCCATGTAAGCTCCGGGCGTTGAAGGTTCAGATACGAAATCAAAACAAATAAGTTGAAAATCTTCTTGAACTGTCACAGTCCCGTTGGCACCTTCAGATACAGACCCCAAGCCTCTCGAAGAAATTCCTAAAGAAACGCCCGAATCAACCAAAGATCTAAGGACTTTTCCAGAGGGGGTATCTAGCACTTTTACTTTTCCCATTACTGAATTGCCGTCCCACCAAACTTCCGTCACAAGATGGGATGCATTTTTGAGATTGATTACTGAATCGTCAGGGTGGTCCAATTCGCCAAGCGCTCTTCTCTCTCTAACTAGCTTGTCATAATTTTGCATCTCCCGACGCAAGACCTTTTGAGGGTACACTCTACCATTTCCATTTTGGACTTCAGCTTCTTGCAGCTTTCCGGTAAGTATCATACCTCCGGTAGCCACAAATTTCTTTTCATCCTCAGTGAGTAGGTCTTGACATACACCACCTTCACAAAGTTCATAATATTCTCTCAAAAGTTTTTTTGACATAATCTATTTCCTTATACGGGCGTGACCCGTTCGAGCTAGGACCCTTTACAGCATCTTCTGACTGGTTGTAATTTCCAACGCTTCATGTTATCCTCCGTTGATTTTTATACCAGAATCATCAAAAATCATGCTAATGATATATGATGTTCCAGAAGCTAGCCAACCTAGAATCAATAAATTGGCGATATTATAATCAAATGTAAATAGTTCTGTAAAACCGTTTATCCCAAACAAAAAGACCCCAACCCAGAAGCCTGTGCACATGGGGCAATGAACCAATTTACCGAACCATTCTGATTTCTCTAGAATGTATTCTCTTTGTTTTTCAAAAATGCTGCCGTAAACTAGGATTTGAGTTAATCCATAAGAAGTGAGAATAAAATATAAAAGTTCCAAAAATACCTCTCTTTTTATCTATATTCGTAATATAATCCGTATGGTGCCATACCGGGGAAAATGGATCCTTTGGTCTCCTCTTGCGGCACTTCTCCAAGTTCTGTTGAGTGTTCCGCATCCGGGTCGATCAAATCGTCTTCAAATTGGTCATGGTATGCCTTGACATATTCATAATATGGTCTTTCTTCCTCTAAAAATTTAGAAATGCTATATAAGACGCTTTGTGTGGAATCAACACCATCAATTTTAGACTCAGGTATAATTGCTTCTAAAGAGTTGTAAACATTTCCACCCTGCACGGAGCCTAATTTTATCACACCTTTTTTTCTCAAAAAAGAAAATAGCCTGTCTTGCGCTTCATAAACATGCTTGCTGTGTTTTTCTTTTGCAAAAGTTACAACCTTGTTGGTCTCAGGAAGAATAGCGATGTCAATCTCTGGATGGTCAAAAATCATATAATTGCCGTCCAGAGACTTTCTAATGTTCATAGAAACAGTTGCTTGAGGATCTTTTTTGACCTCTTCTTGCGGCGCTTCTTGCTTTTGGGCTGCTGCCCCTACTTTTAGTGTTAATGCCATTAGTCTTGTATCTCTCTAGCTAAATTTTGCACTCTCAAAACTTTCTTTATCATGTCCACTGACACGGGTTGTTCTTTGAAAGATTCAAGAATACTAAGGACTGTTTTGCTTTTTTCAAGCATTTCTGTATCTTCTAATATTTCTTTTACATTGTTACTCTCGAAAAGGACATTTTTCAATCTTCCAAGCTCCTCATTTAAATATATATTCAAATCAAGACCATTGTCTGAAAATGACATGATATATTTTTGAAGTAGTTTTTTTTGTTCTTCGTGAAGATCAGATGATTCGTACTGCTTGTTGTATCTCTCAACAAACTTTTTGATTACTAAGCTGTCTACTTTCTTGCCCTCTCCTTCGGTTAATCGCTCTGTGGAAGTTAGCGCCTCTAAGATTGTGGCTTCCAACAAAACCTTCTTCTTTGGAGATAAAGAGTCGTTGAAGATTTGGTGTATTGTAGCGATGCTTTTATAATTTGGAACAAATTGCGAAAACACATCCGGAGTTAGTTCTTTATTTATTTTTTTGATTAGAGCACTTTGCTCTTGAAATATTCTTTCCCTGTCTAATTGATTGTATTGTCCTTTTGCTTCATAAATCAATTTTTCAGCGATGTATGGCTCAAGTCCTGAATTTTCTTGTAGGGATTTGTATATTTCCAACTCTTTCTTCAGCAGAGTCCCTTTCCCAAAATGTTCCTTAACAATCTTGCTAATTTTTATCCCGTAATCAGATCTTTTTTGTATCACAGATTTTGTCAGTTCTCTAATCAAAACCTCAAACAAAAATGCCGTGTTTCTTTTTTTATTGTGCTTTAGCTTCATTATCTTTGGACTCCAATTCGTTTATAAGCTTCTTTATTTCATTATTTACTTCAAAAACTTTTTTTTCTTCGTTCTCATAATTAGACTCTTTACTCTCGTAAATTCCTTTTGCAAGTTCAAAACCCGGAAGAATATCTCTAACACTGCCGATACTATCCCCTGCATACTTGCTTTTCATGTTCCTTTTCCGATGACCAGCGGGATTCTTACTAATGCGCGGGGTGTAGTGTTTGCCTTTTGATTTAGAAGTTGTAGTCATGGTCCTGCCATTGTCATCTCTTCTAGCTGGTGGCTCGTCGCCGCCAGTGTCTGGTGTTGCTAGAAGCACGTCATCTCCTTCACCTTCATCGCCTGCGCCGGCATCGTCACCTCCGAGATCGTCGCCTCCGAGGTCATCGCCGCCACCCAAGTCATCACCACCAAGATCCTCTTCGCCGCCTAAATCACCACCTAGACCGCCCCCGCCAGCACCGCCTTCGGCGGTAACAGCCTCTCCAGCAGCATCAAGAAGGGCTTGTACTTTTCTATCGTGGAACATTTCCCTTTGAACTCTCAAGAATTCTTCGTCAGACAAGTTAAAGATGTTGTGTGCAACCCAGCGTTTGCTGAAGAATCCTTCTGTTGCGTTGGACGCAATTTCAAATTTAGTTCTCCAGTGCTCTAGCTCTTGCAACTCTGCGATTCTAGACGGATTGTTTAAGTACAGCTTGAAAGAAATCAAATCTTCCTGCCTGAATCCAAGAGTATAAAGGTGAATAATTCCAATCTTTTCAAGCTCTGTAATTACCGCTCGCTGTAATCTTTGGATAGTTCTAGCAAAGCGGATGTCTTTTTGTGCTAGAGTTGTCTTATCTTCAGCGCCCTCCTCAGAAGTTGTCAAATAAGAAGCAGGAATTTTGATAGCGGAGAATAGCTTGTCTCTAAGGTATTTTACATCATCGATGTCACCGGTATAAGTTCCCCCAGCTAGTGTTTCAATTTTAGAACTAACGTTGCCTCTTGTTGGTATAAAATAATCTTCCTCGACTGACATAGGATTGTATCTCAAATCAACGCGACCGGTGGTTGGGTCAACAACCTGATTTCGCTTCATTTGAGTCATAACCTTTTGCATGTATTGCTCGATGTCTTGCGGCGCAATGTTACCAACATCGATATAAAACACGCGGCGCTCAGGTGACCTAACAATACGATAAGCCATCATTGCATCCTCAAGAAGAGTGAGTTGTCTCCAGATACGACGGGCTGGCTCTAACACTGATGTGCCGTATGGAGCATATTTATCGTTGCCTAAAATTCTAAAGTGCCCAATCTGCCAGTTTTCAAAGGTGAGACCTCCAGAATTCCACTGATATTGGACGTAATTTGGGTTGGTCTTGTCCTCACCTTCCAATCTCTCAATTTCAGGAGTTGGCAACCCGATCACATTTGTAATTCCCATTTGCTCGTCGATATCTAGATAAAGAAAATAATCACCAAATTTGCACATCGTTCTGCACCAACCAAAGAGGTTGTGGTCAATATTGAGAACGTTGTGATAAAGCGTTTCCAGCACGGCTTTGATCTCATCATTTGGGCAGTCAATACGCAAAAGCTCTTGTAACTCTGAAGATGTTGTCATTTCATCAGCGTAAATGTCCATTGCTGATGCTAATTCTGGCATGTATTCCATCTGATCAAAGTCGGCATACCTTTCAGCCCTGCTCAGATTGCCCATTACAGAATTCATTGGATAGCCGCTTAGAGGTTCATACGAGGCTTTTTTGAAAGACATCCCGCTAGCTGATGTGAAATCATACTTGTTCAGTTGCGCTCTTCTAAGTTGGCGTGGGGTTTGAGCACGGTAGTTTACAATTGGTCCAGAAAAAAGTCTGGTTAGTCTTTTGAAGAGTGGTGAATTCGCTTGTCTTGGGTTTTTTTGTTGGTCAACCATTTATTTCATCCTTTGTAGAGCCATTCAAATTGCTGCTGCTTTTTTATTTTATCACCCTTTCTCACTTCTTTATACCCCTTTTGTCCCGGTATCGTCGTATTAAGAGATGTTTTAGTCGTAATCATGGAGCTAATAAAAGCTTTGTTATATTCCATAGCCCTTTTATTTGTTGTTAGTGCAGTATCTTTTACCCAGCATGCAATTGCGATACTCATAGTCAAGTCATCATTGTAGCCTCGCATTGCCTGTGCTCTGCCGTTATTCCAAATAAAAGTTCTCAATTCGTTGACTAAGCGAATTGAGCGCAAAGTAATTAGTTGATTTCTTACGAATTCTTCTAGTTTGGCGATAATTAGTGGTCTAGTTTTCATCGATGTGGTAAAACCAGCGACAGTATTGGACTGATGCTCTGCAATAACCTGCTCGACGTATTCGTGAGTAGACTTTACTGAATAGTATAAATTAGGATACTCATATTCATTTGTTAGTTTCTCCAGCACTGAGAAACCAATGTTATTGTTTTCAACCACAACAAGGCATTCTCCGTATTCCCTCCCGGTCTGGTTTAGAAGGTTTGCATACATTTCCAGATTTGGCTTGCCCTGATATTCAGCAACCTGTTCCATAGTGTCTGCGTTAATAATGTGAAAAGCAGAATGGTCTCTACCATCTCCTCGTGCAACGTCTGCGACTAAAACATAGGTATTACCAGACTCATACGGCTCCCAAATCCATAAATTCCTATCAAACCCTGTCTTATATTTCGGCTCGCATATGGTAAATTCTTCCATTTTATTTATATCATCTGGGTGTATAACAGACTCCCCGGAAGTGTTGAAGTTGCATTCAAGCTCTTGTGCGATCTGTCTTCTCGACATGTTCCGTGTTTCTTTATCAAACCAAGTTTTGTCTCTATCGGGATGAACATCCCATGGTAAAATTGTTGGGTGAAAATCGTTATTTTGTGTTTCTGCGTCCGTATATGATTGATGGAACCAGTTGCCAACACCATTTGGAGTAGAAAGTGCGATGCAGCGACCACCAGTAGACAGCGTAGGATACAAACCAGTCCAAAGCTCATCTAGTCCCTCAACATGTGCTGCCTCGTCAATAACAAGAAGAGATAATGCTTCTGAACGTCCAGCATCGCCAGAGGTTGATGAGGCTTTAATTTGGGAGCCATTACTCAACTCAAATGAGGCTCTATTATCAATTGACACATCTGCTATGCGAACCCAATCAGGAAGGTTTTTTATCATGCTTTTTACTTTTTTTACAAGGTTTGTTGCAGTTCCAAACTTTGTTGCAATCACAAGAATGTTTTTGTCTCTGTGGAAAACCATCATCCAAGCAACGTATGCAGCAACAATGGTTGAGATGCCAAGCTGTCTTGCTTTTAGGACAATATTGAAGCGGTAATCATTGAAGTCTTCCAGCAGATCTGCTTGAAAGTCAAAGGTTTTGAAAGGTATTTGACCCTCAAGAGGGTGTGATATTTTTACATAATTGTTTATGAAATGTGTGGGGTCTTTACCACATTTTATGATTTCTTGGACTATTTGTTTTTTTGATAATTGATATCCAGCCATCTCATGACCTTTTATACCTTATATAGATCTTTTAGAGTTTGACCGCCCTCGTCCTTGGAGGAGTAGTTGCTAGGCTTCTTAGCACCAGTATAAGAGTCTTTAGCCGTTTGCATAAAGTTCTTGATAGCTGAATCGAGGTCTTTGATTTGAGGATCTTTGTTTCTGTCTACCTCTTCCACGCCGACAACATCTTTCAGACCACCAATTTTGTAGTGTTGTTTAGCAGTGACGTCTGTCCTTTGTCTAGAAATGGATTGAACAAGAATATCAATTTCTCCGTCCTTAGTGAGGGAGAGTGTTTCACCAGTAACTTTCTTGTATTCTTTCGTCAAAAACTTTTTGATGCTTTCGATCATTGAAGCAATATCGCTTTCAAATTTGTTATCCTGATGTACTTCTTTTAGAGGATGCTCGCACTGATAGCTGATTCTCAGACGGTTGCCTGCAATTGTGCACCCAAACCCATCCATAACTCTCTTATCTGTAATTTTTACCTCTTGTTCTCTTTTGAGACCAATCTTAATTGGATCTCCGTTTTCATCTAGCGCTCCGTCATATGAGTTAGCGAGCACCTGAGATATACCCCTTACAATTTCTAAAGCTGTTGCCATTATTTTTCTCCTCGACTATAATAATCAGATAAAAATTCTACTCTTTTATCTATGTTTTGCCATCGTTCTTCTTTGCCCTCGACGAATTTTAAGTAGCAACGGTGGCAGCAATCGTACTTATTCATGTAAACGTCGTCCTTTTGTTCAAAAGAATAAGTGAAGCAGGCAGGGCAAGTCCTATCTTCCTTGTTAGTAAGTAGTTTTTTTGAAACAAAAAAACCATTTGCTTGAATTTTCTCATCATATGTACTCTTTTGAATCTCTTTCTTATATATTTGTTTTATTTCTTCAAGATATTTCTCTTCTTTCTCTTGCGTCCAAGTAGATCTTGGATTTTGTATTGTTTCTGCGCCATATTTCTTCGCAATCGCTTGCTCTAGTTTAGCAATATAGTTTAGGTCTTTCTTCATGTTGGGTGATTATACTTTTATTTTATCTAGTTTTTCACTTATAAGTTTTAATTTATTTTCTAATTTAGATATTTTTTTATCTTGTTCTTTCACACCCTCAACCAAGAAAGAAATAATGCGTATATAATCCATGCTATTGGCATATTCGGGATCGGCTGACCATTCGACAATTTCTGGCAATACTTTTCCGACTTCCTCTGCTATAAATCCGTAGTCTTTCTTTCCAGTGTCTTTCCAGTTGTAGGAAACTCCATTGAGTTTATTGAGAATGTTGATTGGATTATCTAAAGGTTCTATATTTTTCTTGAATCTAATAGAAGAATAAGACACAAAGGCATTTGCCTTGACTTTACCAGACACGTCGCTTGTATCCGGCAGAGTTAGTCCATGGGTTGCAGATGATGTACCGATTGCCAAATGTTTGTCTATATGGACAACGGCTCCAGACAAAACAAGCCCTCCTGTAGAAGAGCCAGATATAATCAAAGAATCTGCATCGCTATAAAACATTCTTGCCTCATTGTTGGGACCAAAATTAAATGAACCTGCCGAACCAGTGCTTGTAAATTGTAATTCCCCCCCGATTTTTAGAGGAGAGGCTCCCTCTAGAGTTCCAGCAATTTGAATTGTGGATCCTGACAAGACAATCCCGTTGCTGGATCCAGATATCACTAAATAATCATCGCCATTTTCATTATATTCTATAAAAGCATCATCATTCGTTCCAAAAAATAATTTAGTATCGTCAGAGATTTTCAGATCTGTTTCATCAAAAGTAAAAGATGGGACTCCCGAAGAGGCTCCGGAGCGGTTGTATTGTATTTGCTCGCTATCACCACCTGCGGTGGTAGAATCAAAGGGCTGTTCTTTTCTACGAATAAAGTTTTGAAGCTGCCCAATTGTTCTAAATCTTCTACTCATTATTTTTTATCTCCACCGCAATTGCAAATACGGATATAGATATAATTATGCCGCCAAGCACTCCACCAGCCAACCACCAGTGAGAATAATCATTGGGCGATTCAAGGGCTAGTTCCTGAAGTCTGCCAATTTCTTCATCTTTTATGGTTAAGAGTTGCTCATACTTTTTTGTTGAAGACTTCAATTTTATGTCGCTGATCTGCAAATCAAGCTCCAGTTGTGCGGATAGCAGTTTTAGTTCTCTGTCTATCTCTAGGCGACACTCCTCTGCTGTATACTTCTTGTCGGCGAGAACCTTGGCTGCTGCTGTTGGATTCATTAGGACACCAGTAAAGGGTGCTTGTTGCCCTTTCTGTAGTTCAGTTATAACTCCCTCTTGCGCCCAAGCAGGGAAAGCAAAGAGTATAACTAAAAATATGGATAGTAGTTGTTTCATTAGTATCCATATTCCTCTTCGTCTATAACCGTCTTAAACTCTACGCCCAACTCTTCTGCTCTCTCGTAATCTCCGTCCTCAATCGCTTCTTGCTGTTCTGGTGTTTCTACAACCGCCAACATAAAATCTCTTGGATCATATACGGCTGGTTCGCCAGACATATTGACCATAACAATATCTCGTAAAGCTTCTTTTTCTTTTTGTGCCTTATATTTTTGGAAGTCAACAACTTCTTCCTTGATTATTTGGATTAGTTGTTTTTTTGTAAGTTTCATTTCTTTACTAACTCCTTATTTACAATGTCGTAGCCTTCCACAACTCCTACCTTTTCGTAGTCAAAGCCGGGG